GTTGAAGGTTTAGAAGAAGCTAAAAAAATAGCTGACCTTATGGCAGAAGAAAAGAATCGAAGGTGTTATGTTTTAGATGATAGCAATAGGTCAGTATACAGAACAGAGGACTAATGGAAAATTACGAATACGTAGAATCAGGAATTATATTAAATATAAAAGAGAAATCGACATTAGATGACTTCCCATTTAAATCAAAAGATTTTGCAGTGCATGGGAAAGCATTTAGTTTCATAACAAATTTTTATGACGATTTTCAAGATTTCCCAAGTAAAAAAGTCTTGGCAGAAAATTTCCCAGATTTAGATATTAATGTTCCATCTACTGATTTTGGATATCTTACACAAGAATTTAGAAAACAAGTCATATTTAGAAAAGTAGTTGAATCATTCCAAAAGAATAAAGAAAATTTAAAGACTGACCCTAAGATGGCATTGGCTAAAATTATGGATGGTCTTGAAGATATCAACGTAGTCTATGATGAAGATGTTACATATTACGATTCTAGTAAATTAGATAGATTAGATGAATATGAAAAGAAAATAAAAATGCGAAAATTAGGTGATGGTCTTATGGGTATACCGACACCTTTTGCAAACATCAACCGAACAGGTGTGGGGTGGCAACCTGCTGATTTAATATCTTTCTTTGCTAGACCAACTGTAGGTAAAACTTGGATGTGTATACAAACTGCAGCTATTGCAATTATGAAAGGATACCGAACTTTATTTATATCAAGTGAAATGCCCACATCTGCAATTAATCTACGTATGGATGTAATTATGGCACATGCAAAAGGGTACGATTTTTCACATAAGGCTTTAAGAAATGGTGACCCTATAGATAAAGAAAAATATAAAGAGTTCTTAGAAGGACTAGACGAAAAAAACTTATTAGTATGTGACCACATTGAAGGTGAGTCAACAATATCTATAGGTAGTATACAAGCATTGATAAGAAAACATAATCCTGACTTTGTTGTAGTAGATGGTATCTACTTAGTATCAAGTGGTGATGGTAGAAAAGCGATGTGGGAGCAAAACCACAGTTTGTTTTACGGCATGAAAAATATCTGCCTAGCTACCAATAAACCAATATTTGTCTCAACGCAAGCTACGAGAGAGGCGGCTGATATATTCACGCCACCTAGAGTCGACCAAGTAGCTTTTGGGGATGCCCTAATTAGAGCTTCTGATGTAGCCATAGCAATGGCTAAAGTAGAAGAATCTGATGAACAACGCATGGTACAATATCAGAAGTATCGGGATGGTATCTTACCTTCTGATACATCGTTATTACGATGGGATGTTGATAAGGGGCATATTGAAGAAATAAACGAGTCTATAAGTGAGGAGATAGAGTTTTGATTACAATGATTTTCAAGTACTGGGGTCTTTTCAAAAAGTACAAGGATGTTCTACCTGAAGTTATACAATTGGTTGATGTAGCAGTTAAAGCTGTTGAGGATGGAAAGATTTCAAAAAAAGAACAGAGTGCTTTGATGAGAGAATACTGGGACGTAATTAATAAAATTAAAGACAGTAAATAATGATTGATTGGATAGAGGCGTTAGAAAAAGTTGGAATTGATGTGCCTTTAGGCATAGATGAATTTTCAATTAAGTGTCCTTTTCATGAGGATAACGTAGCGTCCTGTGCAATCAACATTGATAAAGGTGTGTGGATTTGTTTTGCAGGTTGTGGGCAGGGGTCATTAAAAACATTTCTTAAGAAACATTTAAATTATAATGATATACAACTAACAGAAGTTTTGACACCAAAACCAAGTTTGAGTTTAGATATCTTTGATGATATCGACATTACTAAAGTAGATGAAGAAATAGAAGATGTTTTTATACCTGACTTTATACCTAATAAATTTCCAAAATGGATTTATGATAGAGGGTTTACTGAAAGCGTATTGAAGTTTTGGGGGTGTGGTACTAATAATTGGGATGACTTAATTATTCCTATTCATAACACGCAAAACAAATTAGTGGGGTGGGTTGCTCGTAGGCAAAAAGCTATACCTAAGTATATGTATTCCTACAAGTTTCAGAAATCTAAAGTGTTGTTCGGAGCACATAAGCTAGCTAACGTTGAAAAACACGTCTTATGTGTGACTGAAGGTGCTTTAGATACTATGTGGTTGTGGCAACACGGACTACCTAGTGTAGCAATATTAGGAGCAACGATGTCAAAAGAACAATGCAATCTACTAAGGTCTTTAAAAATCGAAGAGATTGTGTTATGTTTTGACAATGATGTAGCAGGGCAACGAGCTGCTGAAAAAGCAACAACAATGCTTTCAAGTAGCGTGCTTACATCAGTTATAGAGTTGCCAAACATGTACAAAGATGTACAAGAAATAAACAACCAAGCATTACTCAAAGAAGTAATAGCAAATAGAAGCTTTTTTTAAAAGGCTCAAGGAGGAAAAAATGGGTGGTATATCCATGATTTCACAGAGGCGAAAGCAAGTTAACGCTCCAGCCACTGTCAACAATAATCAATCAGAGCTTTGGTTCAAAGATGGCGACCAAGCCTTGATTAAATCAGTAGCAACAGGTCACACTGATGATACTGCAATGACTTACATTAAAGTTTACCAATATAGAGACGGTAACACTTTTAAAACTGTTCTTGATTCTGTATTTGATGCAGAAAAAGACGACTTCGCACTACCTGAAGGACTGACCGTTGACGGTATTCCAGAAGGTGTTTCACCAAAACAACAATTTGCTTTTTGGGCATACGTTGATGAAGTATTCCATAATGAAAGAAGAGTGGAATCTTGGGAGCCTGTGCAAGGCAAAAGTGGTAAAGAGATGTTTAAAGAAGTAGTAAACGACTTCAAGGTCATCAAATTAGGTTTTGGACGAGGGGATATTGTCTTCGGACAGTTAGAAGAAATCTATGAAGATGAAGGTAGTCTAAACAAATCACCTATCCGAATTAAAAGGATGGGGGCAGGTTTAGATACAAGCTACCATATTACATCGCTAGCAAGGGAGTTAGAAATACCTGCTGATAAACAAGCAGAAATTGCTAACCTACCTTCAATAACTCAATACTGTATTGACACTTGGGGTGTAAAGGCAGGAACCGAAGCAGAACAATCTGCCGATAACTTGTTTGAGTAAAGGTTCTTATGATTGTACAACCTGATACATTTGATGACATATTACAACGTTTGCATGAGGACACGTTCTTCTTTGTAGATGTTGAAACAAATGGGTTAGATGGACACGGCTACAATCAACTCTGTGGAATCGGAGTCGGATTATTAAATTCATCAGACACTTTTTATTTTCCATATAGGCATATGCCTTTTGGATTAGTAAATCTTTCTGACGAGCAAATAAAAATGCTAATAGATATGTTTTCAGCGAGAGCCGAAACACTAGTAGCTTATAATGCTAAATTCGACATCCGATTCTTACAGAAAGAAGGTTTAGACATTTCTAATAAAGATATTATAGATGTACTACCAATGGTGCGATTGACTGAGCATAGCAATATTAATATGTTAGCACTAACCGAAACAATCAAAAGAAGATATGGCATCGAGCATGCACAATATGATTTAGACACTAAGAAGATATTACGTAGTGGTGGATGGACAAAAGATTTTAGTAAAGCACCGATTGATGTACTGGGACCTTATTGTGAAAAAGATGTATTTTATACCAGGAAAGTATACCTTGATTGCTTAGACAAGATAAAAGAAACAGAACAAGAAAGCATATGGAAGTTACAAATAGAACTTACACGAGTTTTATTTGAAATGGAGAACAAAGGTGTAAAGGTTGATACGAGTTATGTTAAGAAAGCTACAGAACTTATAGCAAATAGAAAACAAGACATAGAACAAAACATAAATGATATTACGAAAGATGTGTTTGAGGGTGAATATAATATTGCAAGCACACAACAAATGGGTCCAGTATTTAAAAGTCTAGGTATTAGTTCCCCACAAAAAACTGCTAAGGGGCAAGACTCATGGAATGAAGCAGCTCTAGCACAAATTAATCATCCTATTGCAGGATTAGTTAGACAGTGGCGAACACTAGAAAAACTTAGGTCTACTTACTTAGAACCCTTCGATAATGAAAACGGCATGGACTTACACACCGACTTTTGCAATTGGGGAACAGTAACAGGTAGATTATCTTCTAGGAATCCAAACCTGCAAAATGTACCCCGAAACCACTTTAAGGTGACAGATGTAGAATTAACAGACGAAGATTTGGCTACTGTAAAAAATAGAGTAGATGCAGTCATATCAGCTAAGGGTGGCAAGAGTGTAGAGTTAAGTAATGATGTCATAAAGACATGGGCTTTTATCGGAGACGAGTCTTTTGATGAAAAGTCTAATAATCAAATCTCACTACGTAGACTAATTATACCTAGAGAAAACACATATCTAGTAAGTTTTGATTACTCTCAAATGGAAGTTAGAGTTTTCCTAAGTTATATTGCCATGCACAACGAGGCAGTAAAAAAGATGTTGCACCAAAGTGATGTAGATTTTCATGGTGAAGCTGCAAAATTAGCTTTTAAAGTTGATGAAAACCACAAAGAGTATAAATACTACAGACAAACAGCAAAGGCAATTACATTTGGAACTATCTATGGTATAGGTAATGCAAAGCTTGCAACACAATTAAACGTTACTCCTGATGAGGCAGGCGATTATAAGAAAAGATATTTTGAAGGTATTCAAGGTTCTAGACAATTTTTTGACAATGTAGTGAAAAAAGTAGAAACAAAGGGATGGGTAAAGAATAGGTATGGCAGAATATATAGGATTGATAAAAATTTTGGCTACAAAGGAGTTAACTATTTAGTCCAAGGTACCAGTGCAGATATTATGAGTGAACGTATGATAGAGATACATAAATATTTAAAAGATAAGAAAAGTAATTTATTATTACAGGTACATGATGAAGTGATATGTGAGATAGATAAAAACGAAGTTCAAGAAGTATTGCCAAAAATAAGGGAATTACTTAAAGTAAATACTTTAGGTATTCCTTTAGATGTTGATATGGAAGTATGTGAACCATCTTGGGCAACTAAAAAAGACGCAAGTGATTTATTAACGACAGAACAAGAAAGCGAGGAATGGGTAGAATGGTAACAGGAAAATTAGACCATAGCTGGAAAGACCAAAAAGCATTAGGTGAACGTGGTGTGTTTCACATTATAGAGTGGTTATATACATTACCTAAAACAACAGGTGTGTGGGACGTGCAAGATGATAAGCCTTATCAAGTTAAAGATATAGATTTATTATGGAGTGTAGAACCTGATGACAAAGAACTAACAGTAGAAGTAAAAACAGATACATATACGTCAGGGAACTTTTTCTTTGAAACTATTAGTAATGTTTCTAAAAATACTTTGGGGTGTTTCTTAAAAACAGAAGCTGATTTTATTTTTTATTATTTTATTACAATGGGACAGTTATACGTCTTAGATACAGGACTTATTCAAAAATGGTTTCTAGACAATAAAAGCAGATATAATGAAAAGAGTATAGGTACAGATAACTTATATCAATCTAAAGGGTATGCAATACCAATACGAGATGTGCCTAAAGAATGCATTAGATATCACGTAGGAGATTATACTTGAGTGAAAATAAAAAATATAGCTTTGAAGAATCTTATAAAAAACAAATCAAAATTAATGACCCTGTAGACCCAGTTCATTATGATTTTGAAATAGAACCTTTTGATTATATACATGACAATCAGATGAGTTTTGCAGAAGGAAATATAGTAAAATATATAACAAGATGGAGATATAAAGACGGATTACAAGATTTATATAAAGCAAAAAAATATATAGAAATGTTAATTAAAAAGGAAGAACAGAAAAATGGCACACCGTAGTTGGACAACTTGCAGTGGTTGTGATAAAAAATTAAATAAGAAAAAATTTGAAAAGGCACGGATTAGAGTATGCTATGCGTGTCACTTAAAAGAATTAAAAGATAAGCGAAAAGGAATAGTCCGTGGCAAAAATAGGCGTTAAAGTAGGCTTCACATTTAGAATAGGAGCCCTAGATACAAATCAATATGGTCGAATGGATATGGAAGTACATGATATAGATACTGACCTTCCTATTGAAGACCAATTAAAAGATGCAGGAATTGCATTAGATAAAGTTTATAAAGGTTTACTTGAAAAAGTAGATACTGAAATAGAAGGTATTATGAAAGAATCGAGTGATACCAAATGAACACTCCAGAAGAAGTAACAAAAAGTTTTTTATCTGAATTAAATAGAGCACAAGCTTTAGAAGATGTGTTGTATGAAAGACTTAGACAAGATGAGTTGTGGGGAGACCAGTCAGGACACGCAGATGAAAGATGGTTAGTTATATTGATAGAAGAAGTAGGTGAAGTTGCAAGAGCGATGTACGATGAAGATGAGGGGCATACTTACGAAGAAATAATACAATGTGCCGCTGTTTGCATGGCGTGGGCAGAAGCAATGCAAAAAAGGAGAAGTGATGGAAACAAATAGAAAAAAAGTAATTGACCAATTATTAGGCAATAAGAAATTAAATATTGTCAAAGGCGATGATGAAGGATTTGAATATAACAGAATAGAATTTGGTATTCCAAACTTAGATAAGCTAACAGGTGGGGGTATACCAAAGAAAAGAATGACTTTAATATATGGACCCACTAACGTAGGCAAGTCTTATCTTGCATCACAAATATGTGCAAACGTACAACGTGAAGGTGGTGTAGCTGCTTGGATAGATACAGAACTATCTTGGGATGCTAATTGGATGAGTAAGTGTGGATTAGATGCAAGCGAGATGTTATTGTCTCAACCTGAAAGTGGTGAACAAGCATTTGAAACTATTGTAGAAATGATGAATGCAGGCGTTGATGTCATAGTCTTAGACAGTATTGCAGGATTAGTCCCAGCCCAAAATCTTCAAGAAGATTTTAGTTTTAACCCAATGGCTTGGCAAGCACGATTTGTAAATTCTTCATTACCTAAAGTAATGAACTCTTTGAGGCAAGGAAGTGCATTTGTAGCAATCAATCAAGTAAGGTCTAGCATTGGTCCCGTTGCTTTAGCAAATATGCCTGGTGGTTTAGCACAAGGTTTCTTTTCACATTTTTTACTAGAAGTAAAAAGAAGTGGTTGGCTCAACTCTCCTGAAGACAAAACACAAAAAGTTGGTTTTGATATGGAAGTCAGACTTAGAAAAACTAAAGTAGGTGGGAGTAATTGGTCATCTGCAATAGTGCCTTTTAGAGTTGATGGTGGCATAGATGTTATAGAAAGTTACATGAGGGACGGGATTACTCAAGGCTTAATAAAAAAAGCAGGAGCTTGGTATACATTTGGTGAAGATAAAGCTCAAGGTATGAACGGTTTAAAAGAACTTATTGTGGCAAAACCTGAACTATTAGAAAAGTTGAAGAATGACGTTACCTAGAGATTATACAAAACAAGAAAAATTACTTGAACAATGTTTAGATGTAACAGGTCTTAGATATGCTAATCAAGTAGAGTTTGGTAAATATACCGTAGACTTCTACATAGATGAAATAAAAACAGTCGTTGAAGCTGATGGTGTTTATGGACACCTAAGAAAACGTGACCGTAAAAGAGATAATGAATTATATGAATTAGGTGTGGAACATATAATACATATTAAAGAAAAAACACACCAAAAAATATGTAAGGAACTATGGCAGGAATTAGACAAATTGGAGCCGTTGGAAAACGAAAACCAGTAAAAAAACAACGACAAGATAAATGGCTAATTAATAAGTTAGACGGTATGCTTGCATCTAAAAAACGTAATGGTATGAAGGGTAAGTTTCATGCTTCAGTAATAGGGAATCCTTGTGATAGATATCTATATCTAGCGTACAATGGCTTACTTCCAGAACTTCCGTTAAGTGCTAGGATTCAAAGAATTTTTGATAATGGTAGTTATTTAGAATATAGAATGAAAAAATATTTTGAACGGATGAACATTTTAATCAAACAAGAAGTTCCTTGTAAATTTGAAAACCCTGTAATATCAGGTAGAATTGATTTTATTTTACGGCATCCTAAATTAAACACTGTTTTATTAGAACTTAAATCTATAAAGGGTTCATTATTTGATGAACTAGATGGTCCTCAAGAAACGCATGGTATTCAGGCACAAGTATATTTACATCTTAATAAGTTAGGCATTAATACAGGTTATGTATTATATGAAAATAAAGATAATCAAGAACTTAAATGTTTTAGAGTAGAAAAAGATGATGATAAATTCAATAAAATTTTAGATAGATGTTATGCTATAATGTCACTTAAAGCACCTCCAACAGAATGTGGGGGTGAGTTTTATTGTGATTGCAGAAAGGTGAGATTATGAAAATAGAACATATGACAGTAACAGGAGCTGATGACGAAACTAATGTTAGAGGCATGGTTGAATTATCAAAAGAATATTCATTTTTAGAATGGGGTATATTATTCCCACTATCAGGTGGGTCAAGATTTCCTACGTCAAATTGGTTAGCTCACTTATTAGAAGAAAAAGCAAAAACTCCTATGAATTTATCTGCACATTTATGTGGGAGTGATTTAGATACTGCATTAGAAAATAAGTCTAAAATAAATTTAGATGAGTTTAAAAGAATACAATTAAACTTTCATGGTCTAAATTATTATCAACTTGTTATGAAAAGTGTAACTGACACAGAAATGACATTATTTACATTAGAACAGTTTTTAAAAGACGTATCAAATAAAAAAGTTATATTTCAATTTGATGGGGTGAATGACGGATGGATTTACAATTACTTAAACAATGGTGATTTTCCAAACATCCAATATCTGTTTGACACCTCATCAGGTGCAGGTATTTTACCTAATACTTTTCCAATGCCTTACAAAGATGTTACTTGTGGTTTTGCTGGTGGGATAGGTCCTGACAACATTGATAATCTAGTAGACACCCTAAAACAAACTCTATCTCCTACAAAATCATTTTGGATTGATATGGAATCTAAAGTTAGAACTGATGGTGATTTAGATTTAAATAAAGTAGCGATTTGTGCAGAAGTAGTTGCACGTGAGATATTTGGGAGACACTCAATATGACACAACAGACTTGGTTGGATGATGAACCAAAAAATCCAAAAATAGAAAAGAAAATGAATGTTCCTTCATTAAAGTGGGACTTAGATGAAAAACCACATTTACAATTTGCCGAAGCATGGCGACAAACTAATGAAGGATTACAAGAATATCTAACTATGTATGGTAACTATAAGTCATATTTAGAATATGCATTATCAGACGTACAAGCTCAAGCAAAATTATTAGCAGACCAGTTTGATGAAGCTATGTCGGTCACCATGTATAAATTTGTAAAACAAAATACTGATGCAAAACGTATGGTAAAAGAACAAGTTAAGGGGGCAGTTTTATCTGCAAACCCTACTCTTAAAGACCACGCACATCAACTAAGGGAAGCTCAAGCAGAAGTTTTAAGACTGGAAGGTTTATTAGCTTCTTATACAACAGCCTTCCATACGGTTAGCAGAATTATATCTTTAAGGATTACGAAATAATGTATATGGGAATAGACTGTTCATCCAAAGGCGTACACGCTATATTAATTGATGACGGTGGTAGACTTGTTAGTAGATTTAAAATTAATGTGACAAATGTTAATTTTACTGAAAGAATTACTGAAATCTTTGATAAATTTCAAACTGAAATAAGTAAAATAAAGGTAAGGAAATCTGCTATTGAAAAGGCAATTTACATTCAAAATGCGAAAGCAACTATTCAAATTGCTTCGGTTGTCACTGCGATACAGTTAGCTTGCCATAAGCAGAAGATTTCTTGTTACTTAGTAGATAACAAGACATGGAAAAAAGATATAATAGGTAAAGGGAACTCCTCTAAACAAGACATCATGCAATATGCTGTTGATAAATGGGGGGATGTTTTTACTGAACAAGATTACGCAGATGCAGCTTGTATTGCACTGCATGCACAAAAGGAGAGTACAGAAAATGGGAGTACCTAGTGGGTATAAGAAAGCAAATGATAAGCCAACATTTCGTTTCAATTCAAAAGCGAAATATGTTGCTAAAGGAACAGTAGATAGTCTTCCTACCGAAAGAGGTAAGAAGAAAAAAATGACTGCTGAAGAATTTAAAAAGAAGTACGCTAAAGTTGTTTGGTGTGACTTTTACAAATGTATATATAATGAAACACCAAAAGGAGCTAGTAGAACAATCGGGACAATGCTTGACAACCCACACTATAAACCACTAGGTCCTAAAGATGAAGGTTGGGTTGGTATATGTGGAACTAGAAAACCTGAAATTGCTATGAGATTCAAAACTGTTGTCTCTAAAGGTGTTAAAGAAAAAGTGCCTCAATGTTTTAATGGCACTAGTAATCAAACAGGAAGAATGGACATGAGTAAATTCCTACAATCAAATGGAACGCCGTTTGGTGGTAGCATTGAATCACAAAGTGCTGACCAAGGATTTACTAACGTAGCCTATGATGTAGGACGGTAACATGCCCAAGAAAATACCTAATGAAGTTAGGAATCATGCTCGTGAATTATATTTGCAAGGTAAATCTGGACGAGAGATTTCTGAAAAATTATCTGAAGCATATGATATAAAAATATCAACTCCTGCTATTTATGAGTGGGCAAAAAGATTTAACTGGAAAGACATGGTGGTGGAGGCAGAAACAAAAGCAAAAGAAGAGATAATAGAAAGCGAAGCACAAAAACTTCGCAGAATGCAAGTAGAACATTTAGATGACTATAACATCCTTCGTAGGAAGGCAGTCAATGAATTAAAAGGTTTAGAATTTATACGAGCAGGTGAAGCAGCTAAAGCCCTAGAGATGGGTATAGAGGGTGAGCGTAGAGTAATGCAAGGGATGATTAATTTATCCTTTGTGCAAGAAGTTTTAAACATTTTAGTAGAAGAGATATCTGAACAAGAAATAATAAATAAGATAGCTTTGAGATTACAAACATTGGTAAGTGATAGTACATCAGATGACAAATAAACAAAATGAAATAACAACATATAGCGATGCAATCTCAAGATTAGCATCAGGGCTAATTGAACAAAAGAATTATCATGTAGGTAGTTTCTATGAGTTTCTTAGGGACATATGGTCACAGAGTTTTGATAACCCTGAGTATTTTGGTGCTTGGCATGTAGGTGTACTAGCTGAAGATATTGAAGAGTGTTTAGAAACGGGACAAAACTATGTAGCAGTATTACCACGTTTCCATTTTAAATCTACAATTATGGGTCACGCATTTAGTGTGTGGCGACTTTTAAAAGCTCCAAGGGATTGTTCTGTTTTGTATCTATCTTATAGTGATGGTATGGCAAGATATCATTTATCTGAAATAAATAAAACAGTTTCAAGAAATCCAATTCTAACTTCCATGATGGATAATCGTTCTCCAAAGGCAGATTATTCATTTAGATATTATATTAATAAAAGACCTATGGAAATTATGCATGGTGGATTGTTTTCTTTCAAAAGAGGTATGCACGTTAACGGAGCATTGATTGCTGATGACGTATTAAGAGACCCCGAAAATCCACTAAACACAAGTCAAATAACAAAAGTAGAAGACCACTTCATGACGGAAAGTTTATTCATTCCGTTGAAAGGTGTCCCAGTTGTTGTTTTGGGAACACCTATGATGCCTGGTGATTTACTTACCAAGTTACAAAAAGATGATAGATTCAAATCACGAGTATTACCAGCTCTAGACCCTGTACCAAACAGAAGAGTCTTAATGCCTGAGCTATATAGTGAAGAGTGGTTATTGCAACAACAAGAAGCAAGACCAAAATCATTCGCTTCAGAGTTTTTATTGCAGCCACATTTTGCGACTGAAGCCTATTTTAATGAAGAAGAAATAACTAACTGCGAGGATGCAACTCTTAGGAATCATCCTGCATCAAACATCTACAAAAAGAAAGACGAGCACGAACAACTTTTTGCAGGGTTTGACGTGGGTAAAAAAAGACACCCATCACATTTAGTTATCTTCAGAAGAGTAGGAGAGAAGTTAGAACAAGTACATCAGTCTTGGTTAGATGGTTGGAGTTACTCTGACCAAATAGAATATCTAAATGATATTGCAAAAAACTTTGACTTAGAAAAAGGTTACATAGATAATACTAGAGGTGAACTTGAGGATAGGGGATTAGACCCTGTATGGCATGCGATGCACTTTACTTTGAAGAGTAAACGAACCATGGCTCAAATCTTTGAAGAATACGTTAGTAAAAGTAATTTAACGTTGGTTCAAGACTCTAGACAAAAAGAACAAATTGTTTCTGTAAGTAATGAATTAAAAGCTCCTGAAACCCCTATGGGTCACGGTGATGCTTTCTTTTCAATAGCAATGGCACTTCAAGCTGCATATGAAACAACCTTGTATAGATATGAATCTTTAGGTAGTGCATCTGATTGGCTAGATGCAGTAGACCCTTCAGGACAAGAAGAAAATAGTGCAGAAGAGTTGAAGAAGAAGATGAGCTTAGACTTCAAACCTGTTAATCAGAAAGAAGTAACAAGCGAAAAAGCTCCGAACCCTAATTGTACGGAGATGGTTTGCACCCCCAATTTTTGGGTTCCAGAAAGAAAACTTTGCATTTACTGTGGTCACAGAGGATAGGAGAAATTATAAAATGACAACATTAACAACACAAGCAGAAACAGTGGCACAAAGCCGATACTATTTAAAAAATGAAAACAACGAAGTCATTGAAACAGCAGATGACATGTTTGAAAGAGTTGGTATAGCCATAGCAAAAATTGATACACAATATGGAAGAATGGATGCTGATGCATCTTTGACAGCATTAGACTTTATAGGAATGATGAAAGGACTAAAATTTATCCCGAACTCTCCTACACTCATGAATGCTGGTACAGAACAAGGTACCTTGTCTGCATGTTTCGTATTACCTTTAGAAGATAGTATGGAAGATATTATGAAAACAGCCCACGATATAGCTATGGTACAGAAGTTTGGTGGAGGAACAGGTTTCTCTTTATCTAAACTAAGACCGAGGGGTGACCGAATAAAAACAACTCACGGTATTGCTTGTGGTCCGATTCAAGTATTACAAACACTATCAAGAGTATCATCTATGATTACACAAGGTGGTAAAAGAGATGGTGCAAATATGGCAGTAATGTCAGTCTACCACCCAGATATATTAGAATTTATTGATTGTAAGAAGGTAGAGGGAGACATCCACAACTTCAACATTTCTGTTGGAGTAGATGCCGACTTTATGAAAGCAGTAGAAGCTAGAGTAAAGTATCCTTTAATTAATCCAAACACAAAAGAAGTTGTGGGTGAATTAGATGCTAGAGAAGTATTTGATAAAATCATTTATGGTGCTTGGAGAAACGGTGAACCAGGGATGATATTCTTAGACAATGTTAACAAAGACAATCATGTTATAGAAGAATATGGCGAAATGATTGCAACTAATCCATGTGGTGAACAACCTTTATTAGGAAATGAATCTTGTAACTTAGGTTCAATCAATTTAGCTAAGTTCTTTCATGTTTCTCACAATGATGTAGATTGGGCAGAGTTAGAAAAAGTTGTAAAAACATCTGTACATTTCTTAGATAACGTAATTGATGCAAACAAATACGCTACTCCAGAAATAGAAAAAATGACTAAAGCTACTAGAAAGATAGGTTTAGGTGTTATGGGGTTTGCAGACCTGCTAATTCAGTTACGAATTAAGTATAATAGTATAGAGGGTAGAGAATTAGGAAAACAAATCATGTCTTTTATTAGAGAAAAGGCTGATGAACAATCAATGAAATTAGCTAAAGAACGTGGAACATTTCCTGCATGGGAAAAAAGTGACTACGGAGAAGATGAAAAATACAGAAATGCTTGTAGATTAACAGTAGCTCCAACAGGAACTATCTCTATGTTAGCTGACACATCAAGTGGTGTTGAGCCAACATTTGCGTTAGCTTGGAAAAAAGCAAACATTTTAGAAGGTAAGACTCTCTACTACGTAAATAAATATTTTGAGGCAGATGCAAAGGCAAATGATTTCTATTCAGAAGATTTGATGGAGCACCTATCTCAGGGAGGTTCCTTAGAATCAAGAGAAGATGTACCACCATGGGCTAAAGACATATATACTACAGCTCCAGAAATTTCTGCTGAAGACCACGTTGGGATGCAAGCAGTATTTCAGGAAGATTGTGACTCAGGTATCTCAAAGACAATTAACTTTCCTAATGAAGCATCCATCGCTGATGTTGAGTCGGCTTACTTATCTGCTTGGAGATTGGGTTGTAAGGGTATTACAGTCTATAGAGCTGGAAGTCGGGAGAAAGAAGTCTTGGTTAAAGGGACTGATGAAAAAGAAAACACAAAAGACCAAATGACATTAGCTATTGACGTAACAGAAAAAAGTGAAACAGGAATTGATACTGATTACGATTGCTGTGACAGTCCAACAGTTGTAATGGAATCAGGTTGTGAAACGTGTAAAACATGTGGATGGAGTATGTGTCATGTTGCTTAACAAAGCTATCGGTATCTTTACTGATATAATAAAAGGAAAAAGAAAAAAATCTACTGTGAATAAAGCTGGTAATTATACTAAACCTACCATGAGGAAACGACAGTTTGCTGCTATCAAAGCTGGAAGTAAGGGGGGTGCACCAGGACAATGGTCTGCACGTAAAGCTCAACTACTTGCTCAGAGATATAAGAAAGCTGGTGGAGGTTATAGAAAATAATGGCTAAAACTAAAGGACAAAGGTCTCTTAGTAGTTGGACTGACCAAGATTGGGATTACGTTACTTCTAAAGACAAAAAGAAACCTAAGAGTAAACGTGGTAGATATTTACCTAAAAAAGTACGTCAAGGATTAACAGCATCACAAAAAGCTGCTACTAACCGTAAGAAACGGAAAGCTGGTGGTGTAGGTAGTCGTGCTGAATATTCAAAAAAAGTAGCAAGAAAGGTAGGTCGTTTAAGTAAACTGTTAAAGTTCTTAGATGATAAACTTAGATAAATGATAAGTAAGATACTAATCAAATTAATTAGATTTATATTTGGAACCATCAAAGTGATACTAGGTGGGAGTGTCTACAAAAGAAAATAATATAAAAGGAGCATAGATGTATAACAGTTTGCTTAGAGACAGAGAAGTTCAGTATGTAGCTTTAAGAGATGAAACAAGTAAAACGTGGCGTATTTTAGATACGTGGCATGAAGCACTTAAAGATGTAAGTATGGAAGATGACATTCCAGATGATAATGAAGCCATATCCATCTTAACTGAAAGTGCTTTTACTGCTTTAATTAAAGAAGCAGCAAGACTTGGAGTCTTAGAGAACGTAGATTTTGGAAGTGACAACTCATATGAGTTAGAAGAAAAAGATGCTGAAATTGCTAAACTTAAAGATGAAATTAGTAAAATAAAAGAAGAGACTAATAAAAAAGAAGAACCTTACAAAGGAATGAGTGAGGATGCGATTATAAAGTTAAAGGCGATGGAATACAATCTAAAGATTACATCCACTATAACTGACTTTGATAATTTAACTAAGGAATAATATATGAAGCTCGGAGACTACTTACCTGAAGTTCCAAAAATTGCACAGCAAATGACTGACTTAAATAGTCAAATCAACATGTTGCAAATGATGCAGAAGGCAACAGGAGATACAGGAACAGCACCTACTATGGGATTAGACCACGTTGTAAATACGTGGGTTAGACATCAGATGGCATATCGTCAGCAGATGGTGCAAGACATTCAAACAATAGCATACTCAGTAGAAGAAATACGAGCTCCATTGAATCACATTACAGGAGAAGTTTTTAGGCGTGGAATTGAATGGCACGCTACTACAGACAATCCTGACCCAGAACAAAAAGAAAGACTAGCTAAATTTATGGCAGACGCTAACGTGTTTGACCAAAGTCTTGAAGAAATCTTTAGACAGTTTCACTTTGACTTAAACTCTATTGATGATGCATTTATGTATCTAGCTAAAGAATATAAAGATGTGGGGAACGGTGAAATCAAATCTAAAGTAATTGAAATTAGAAGATTAAACCCTGCATTAGTAGAATTTGATTTAGATGCAGCAGGTTTACCTAAAAATGCACATTGGATATGTCCATTAGATAGAACTGATGTAACTGAAGAACCAGGTAAATCTAAAGCAGGATACGACAGAATACCTGCAATGTACAAGTACTATCATAGAAATCAACATATGTACTTGGCTGACAATGAAGTAATACACTTAACTAAGTATGCACCATCAGAAACATATGGATGGTCACCTATACTTACAATATTTGAAAAGGCATTAACTCTAATTGGTATGGATAAAAACCTATACCGATACTTCTTTGAAAGGAAGATGCCTTCGTCTATGCTTATGGTTACAACAGATGACCCTGAAAGCTTAAGGCGTGAAAGAGACCACATAGCAGCTCAAACGAGAGTTGACCCTAATTACATACCTATGGTTGCTGTTTCAGCTAGAAACAATAGAGGTAGGGTGGACATGGTAAGACTATTCCACACACTACAAGAAATGGATTACCTACCTGTAAGACAAGAGATTAGAGAAAGGGTTGCAGCTATGTGGGGAGTTTCTCCTGCGTGGCAAGGAGCCCCTGACGCATTTGGTGGACTATCACAACAGACTTCACAGTTAACTGTAATGAGCAGAGTGGTAGAGGGCGACCAAAGATTATTTCATGAAAAGGTAATTCCACTTTTACTTAAAGCTTTTGGTATTACAGATTGGACATTAAAACTTCCTAACCCTGAAGAGAAAGCAGAAAACACTAAACTTGCAATGGCACAACAAAGAATATCTATTGCAACACAATATTTAAATATGGGCTTCGATGTTAAATTAAAAGAAAAAGGTGTGGACATGCTAGAAGCAGAGTTCATGGTAGACGGTGAAGCTGTGCCTCAAGCACAAATGGCTGGAGAACAACAAGCTATTGGATTGCAACAAGCTGAGATGGGGCTACAACAAGCTCTACAACAACAAGAGATGCAAGAACAACAGCAAGCTATGATGGCAGAAGGTGGAGCACCTGGTCCTGAAGGTGGTGAAGAAGCACCCCCTGAAGAAGGTGGCGAGGAAGAAGGCACGATAGATGAATTAGAAAAGTCAATTCCAAAGTCTCAAAGAAAGTTCAAAGGTAGAATGGGTGGTATAACACCTGACCACAATGATAAAGCTGGTGGTACTGATGAAGAGAGAGACATGGAAGAGTATGCAGAAGCTAGAACAAAAGCGGCTGAACAAAGAGACATGGGTATCAAGAAAGGTAACTCATGGATGGGTGATTTAATATCTAGAGGATTTGAATCTCCTATTATAAAAGAAGTAACACCTGATGGAAGTCAAATGTGGTTCTCTCAGGATGGTGTGGACTACGTAGCTAAATTAGGTTCATTAGGTATTAATGAAATAGATAAAGCTACATTCACTACACCAAAAGCAAAAGATGATAAAGAAAAGCAACGACCTCAAAATACTAGCATCATGAATCCAAACATGGTTGATAAAGATGAGGACGATAACGATGACAGTTAATTATCTAGATATTGTAAAACAAAAATATAAAGGTAAAAAAGTTAAAAACCCTAAAGGTGGTTTAACTGCAGCTGGAAGAAAATATTTTAAACGAAAAGAAGGAGCTAACTTAAAGCCTGGTGTAAAAGGTAAAGCTGATACACCTGCAAAGAAAAGGCGAAAGGGTAGTTTCTTAACTAGATTTTATACAAATCCTAGGGGTCCAATGAAAGATAAAAAAGGTAACCCTACTAGATTAGCTTTAGCAGCTAGAGCTTGGGGTGAGTCAGCACCTAGCACAAGACAACAAGCTCAAAAACTTGCAGCTAAGGGCAGAAGAATGTTAGATAGATATCAGGCATCTAAAAAATCTAAGAAGGTAAAGAAGTTTGTTTCTATGATGAAAGAATATGGTGGTGGACCAGGAGCTGGTGGAGGTGCAGGAACAGTAGCAACCACAACAGCACAAGGCTCACCAGGTTTTTACACGCCAACTTTTGGAAGATACAATCCAAAGTACGCTAAGAAGAAACCTTTAAAAGCAAAAGATGAAAATCAAAAGTACAATTTTACATATAAATATAGTGCAGATGACTTTGACTTTACTAAAGAAGATAATCCTAGGATACCTAGAAAAAAAGGTCAGCCAGCTAAGTCAAAGAAACATTCAGACTTATATACTGATGAA